AGGTTGGGATTTTGGCGATTTCCGCCGTTGCGTGCCCGATTGGGGCGATTCCGTCTACCACTCTGTCGTGGTTTACGTCCTTTGTTTTTCTTTCGTTGTTGAGGCATTGATCAGGTTGATTTTATGTGTTTAATCAATGCGGGGTACAAGGTTACCCCGCGGCTTTGGCTTCGGATGTGCCTTTGCCGACCGTGGTGCTCTTTTCCGTGTGGGTGTGTATTCTGAGAACTGGATCTTTCGCACCTTGTGCGATTTCCGGTCGAAACCCGGGAGCTGCCACATGGGCCTGCCCTTCCGGTCTTTGACAATCAGAGAAGTGATGCTAGTTAAACCTGGAAGCTCTCGGAAGAATACTTGCGGGTCCAAACTTGCACCATCTGGTGTCAACAGTTTCGTGCCGTGTTGTGTAAAAGGCGCATCGAGGTATATGACATCTCCTTTGCGTGGTTTGTATTCCAAGCAGTTTGAGCCATTGCCTTCGACGCGTCTTTCCGGGAGGATCTCGTAACCTTGATAAGTTCCTGCCGTTTTCTTAACGACTTCTGTATCCATACCAAAACCCACGCACATTTCAACAGCGCGCTTCGCGCCGCCGTGCCGTGCGAGTAGTCTGGTAAGTACAGTTCTTTCAGCGTCCGTTGTACTCTCGTGCAACGTGTCACCTGGGGGCCTCTGGAATTGAGCTTTGGGATTTTCACCCGCGCCACCTTCTTGGCGTTTGGACGGTTCGGTGGGTTTTTCTTCTATTACGTCAGCCCCCACCGGGGCTGGCACTTCGCTGCTTTCCTTCTGCTCCTCAGCTCCTTCTTCAGGTGCCGGGGCAGCAGCCACAGCTGCAGGTACTATCTCACCATCTACGACTATATCATATTTCAGTTGCTTGCACGTGTGTTCCTCTATGCAATTAGGAGTCTTCGTGAGGAAATCCTGTATGGATGGCTTTGTGTCGAGAAATTGACACAGTCTTTCCATGCTGAATTCGGGCATAGACCTAAGAGCATATGCCTCCATCCATAAAGAATCGTTGGTGTTTGGGAACTGGACGTCCTCTTCATACTGAGCGAACCAAGATGGCGTCAAACGCCGTTCCACGGTCACCGGGCCACCTGCCGCAGCCATTACGGCTGAAACAAATGGTCCGATGATCGGGGTATTCTTGTCCATCAAATAGTATGATGAGCACTTCTCCACCAATTTTACCTCAGGTTTCACTCCTGAAACGACGTTTGTTACCCCTAGTTTTGGCAATTGACGGGCGAGGTCACAACACGAGTCAGGGCTCCCCCACCAGACCTCCGGAGAGTACTGGCGGGCAAGAAAATTGACTAGTATTGTGTTGTCACCCTTTCGGGCTTCCTCACCTGTGGCCTTCTGGCCTACTTGCGCAGCGGATTTAGAGAAATTGGAAAGAGACATGTTTGCTGTAAAGCCA